AGAGCGCGTTGCCGAAGGGCAGCACCATGTCGTCGTCGATGGTCAGCATCCACTCAAGGCTCGATTGCAGAAAAAGGTCTGCGCATGTATTCCGGCTGTGGGCCACGAAGGCGTCCCCGAAGTTCAGCATACTGGCGGTGCGCCGCTTGTCCGTAAGCTGCGCCACGCAGAATGCTGTCATCGGATTCGTCTGCTTCATCCAGGGCAGCACGAGCATGACCTTCTTGTCGAGGACGGTCACGCTGTTAGTTGGAGTTGTCGCAATCATTTAGTAGTCCCGGTCCCAACACGCCCACACTCCGATAATAATGAATATAAGAACGAATCCAAAAAATACTGCCGCAATAGTTGTCTCAAACGGGCTCATATCACTTGTTGGCGGCGGCGCGTTCGCGTTCTTCCGTCACCTGTTTTCGCAGATTATCGAGGGCGTCTCCGGCGGACTGATTAAAGTCGTCTTTCTTCGACACGGGTGCCGGAGCATTCGTCGGCGCATTCGACTCGCGGATGCGCGTCACGCTTCCTTGCTTGAATTTGTCCAGCTTAGCCGTCAGGTCGGCGATGGTTTTCTTGTCAACCTCAGAACCTGACTTAAGCGCAGCGTGCTCCTTTTGCAGATAGAAAAGCTGCGCGGTCGCGGTCAGCATGATGGCACGCATCTCCGGACTGTCATCTTTCATGGCCGCTTCCAGATGGCCCTTGGTCGTTTTCACAAACTCATTGTGTTCTGCGGCGGATTTACGGTCGGCTTCTGGTGCTTTCGGGTCAATCGGCTTTTCGGTGAACCAGGACAGGGACTTTGTTAGCTCCCCCAGGTGTTTTTGGGTCGCCGTATTGTGCTGAACTGCGGCGGCTTCCGCGGCCTTGGTGCGCTCCGCGACGTATTCCGTCACGTTGGTCTTGGCGGCTTCGATGGCGCGGCTTTTCTCAAACTTGCGCTGCTCAATGTCAGCAATCTTGGACTCCACGGTGCGTTGCAGCGCGGGGTCAGCGATGGCAGCGAAAAGGGCATCCATCTTGACGTTTTCCGGTCCGCCGTGCTTCTTGATTTCGGCGATAATTTCCGGGGTGGTCACTTTGGAGCGCTGAAGCTGCGCGTAGATGAATTCGCGCGTGGTTTCTACGTCCTTGTCGAAAGTTTTCCACTTCGGGTCGGACTCAATGTCGAGTTTTGCGCGCCAGGTCCGGTGGTCTTCCAATTCCTTGAGCGCTTCCGGCGGCGCAGTGTTTTTCAGTCGCTCCGCAGCTTCTGCGTTCTCCTTGCGTAGCTTTTCAAGCTCGGCTTCGAGCTTGGCAACCTCCTGGGCCGCTTTAATTTTGATGGCGGCGAAAGATTCAGCACTTTTGGGGCTGGCGTTCGGCGCGAGTGTCGGACTGTCCTTGAAAAGGGCTTCGGCGCGCTTGCGGTCGGCTTCGATTTTGTCCGCGGCAGCCTTCGCCTCGGCGATTTCAGCCTCGGTCTTTGCCGGGGGAGTATTTTCAGCGGGTTTTTCCTCTGTCGGGGCTTCTGCGGCCTTTTTCGCGGATTCTTCAGCGGATTTGGCGAGGGCGTCGAGTGCGTCAGCCGCATCTCCGCTGTCCACGGGGGCCATATTCTGGCCGGAAATGTCCTGCGCCGCTAATTTCTGCGCAACTTCGGTGTTGTGGGCCGTCGCGTCAGGAAAAGTCTCCAGCGCTACCTTGTTTGTGTTAGTGTTTTCGGGCATAGGTGGTTATTCGTTGAGTTTTTTACCGTCAGAGTGAGCCTCGTCGTCTTCGAGCGGGGGGTAATTGTCCTGTGACTTCGGCGCATCCTGCGTCGGGACCGTCAGAGTGATTATAGCCTTGAGGGATTCCTGCCATCCACGCACTTCACCGGAACGAACGCATATTTCGTTAGTATCGCCCTTGGCTAATAGCGCCGGAACGGACTCCGCAAGCTTCGGGATAAGCCTTTGACCGGTGCGGGTGTTAAAAAACGTGCGTAGAACAGCGCAATCCTCGCTGTCCCAGGGCAAACTGTCATTCGTGATTTCCATTGGTGGTCATTTTAGGGGGTTATGGTTGGGCTTCCGGCGGGGGTGGGCCGACGGAAGACATGATTTGGTGGCCCTCGGCATCGTGGGCCATACTCTGCTGCTGAACTTGCTGCGCCTGGGCGTCGAGCGCGTGTAAATTCGCAATCTCAGGCCCGGCTTTCTTAAGAAAATCGAGGACAGGTTTTATTTTGTCCTTCGGCGCGCCCTGAGCTTCCCAGTTGTTCGCGTGCTCGTTGATGTGCGCTACGAGCGTCTCGAAAATTGCTGTGTGGCTCTGGCCCTCCATCATCGCGGACGCTTGTTGCTCGGCAATCGGCATCAAAATGCTCAGATGGATTTCGTGATTATCGCGGGGGGACACCGGCACCGGCTGGCCTTGCATAATGAGCGCCAGTTCCATCTGCTGTAACCGGCTCTGCTCCGCCTGCTCCGTCGGGTCGTTCGTCGGAAGCAACACGCGGTCCACGAAGTCCGAGCCGACTCGGGCCGTGCCGTCTTCTACTTCGAGGGCGCGCTGATTATACAGCGGGTTGCCCCTTTTCTCGGTGCAAAACGCGCTCGTCATTTGGCGCTCCGCGGGCGTTAGGTCGCGAATCGTGCTGGCCACGGGCTGCATCCGCAGTTCCTCGATTTCGGCCCGCGTCATGTGCTCCAGCAATTCCTTCTGCGCGGCCTTGGCATCTTCTTCGAGGGTGTCCGGGTCGCAAATTCGTTTTTGCATGGTGCGCACCATCGCCACGAACTGCTCCAAAAATCTGGTAATGCGCACATCCTTGGTCTCTTCTTCTCGCGCGGCGAACAAATCCACTTCCGCTTTGGTGGTGCGCTCGCCCCCGAATTGCCGGGGGCTGGTGTTGCCGATAAGTTGGTCAGCGAGCAACGCCAGATACGCGTCGAGCTTGAGGAATGGCTCAATGTCGCCGTCGATTTTTTGCTCGCGCAGGTCCCAGTCTCGGGGGATTAGGGCCATGCAGCCGATGACGTTCATCTTGAACGTGTGCAGCCGCTTCACGTCGCCCTGGACGAGAATCTTGCCGGAGAGGATACTCCTGTCAACGACTTCGTTGCGCGTCCGGTCAATCATCCCCGCGAGTTCGTATAGGTCGCGCCCGATGCCCTTGCTCCCGTGCATGGTGCCATTGCCCTTTTGGAAGGCGAAAAACGACATGCAGTCTTCCATCCCGTCGAACCGGTCGAGCTTGGTGAAAATCTCCGACATCTCCGCGCCCGCGAGCCGGTAGTGACTGACTTTGCCGGTCACTTCCCGCACGAGCAGCGTATACACCGTGCATACGCTCGCGCCCGCCATGTAGCTAACACCGATGGTCAGTTCGCGGATTGCGTTCTGATACCAGGTTTCAATAGTGCCGCCGATGTTGAGAAGGTCTCGAATCTGGGCCGGGCTGGCGGCATTGATAGCGGCGATGGTTTGCTCAATGTTCCAACCCAATTCTTCCGCCGTTTCCCGGTCCTTGATGTAGGCGAAAAGTTCGTGCGGCAGATACATTTCCTTGAGCACGACGAACTGGGCATTCGATGCCGCCTGCTTGCAACCGTCCGGGAGAAAATTTTCTGCTTGCTGAAAAGCTTTGGGGAACCAGGTATATCCCTCGTCGAGCCACGCCGCCACGGTGTGGCCGAACAGCGCGTTGTCGAACGCCAGGTCCTCCACCAGGGTCCGCCATCCGACGCGGTTGCGGATTGTCTTGGTGATTACGTCCCGGAATTTCTCCGACTTCTCGACGTTGTTCTGCCACTTGTTACTCAGGGTGCTGTCGGTCAGGTATTTAACACCCGAGACGGCCTCACAAAATCTGGGCGCGACTTTTTCAATCCAGAGCGGCAGTGGTTTGGTGGTAAAATTCTGCTTCCACCCCAATCCTTCGGACTCCAGTCGGGCGCTGTCGTATGGGCGCTCCGCGTTGTATTTGGCCAGGATGCGGGAATTGACCACCTGCCGCTGGCGGTTCGCGGCGATGATGGTGCGCACCACGTTGACGGCCATGCCCGAGTCCCGGATACTGCGTTGAGTCGGGTGCCCGGCGGAGTCAATCTTGGGCGATTGGATAATCCCCCCGGCGGGGTCCAGGTTGTTAGAAGTAGGATACTGCGTTTCGGCAGGCATAGCGTCTCTAAACAGTGTGCTATTCGGGGGATTTCCGCCAGATTCGTTTCCACCGGCCATCCGGGCACCGCTCGGTCGTCAGCAACACCTTGGCGTCGAGCAGACACCCGCAGAGCCCGCACTGGTCTCCGATAAGCTCCGGCCCCGGAATGCGATGCGGGCACCGGCGGCACTCATGCCAGCGATTCACTTCTTCCGCGGGATTCACCAGCGCCCGGTAGCCCCGGAAACGAGCGTAGCCGACAGCCAGCATAGCCGCGGCGAATCGAAAAGGGTTCGGTATCTTCATGGCGTGCGTCGCTTTCTCCAGCAATGGGCCGGGAGTGACGCATCGTCCACCACGTCATGGTCCACCCACACCGACACCGGCAGGCTCTCCCCCAGGTGACTGCATCCGTTTAAACGCGCATCTATCGTCCGGCCCCCGAGAATTTCTTTGTGCATGGCACGGACTGCGGCACGACAACTGCTGCATCCCTCCGGGAGAGCCGTGTTCAGCGGGCAGGCCGCGCACACGTTCGCGCGGTTGGCGGCGTCGGTGGGGCTGGCCCAAGGCACCCGGTTGCCGGGCATCAGCCCGCGAATGAAAGACAGGTATTTGAGCACGCGCCCCTTGAGGGACGCAATCTTCAGGTGCCGCTCGTTTTCGCCGTTGATTTCGGAGCAGTGCGCCGGGTTGCGCGCGCACGCCTGGGCGCTCACTTCCGCCTCGACGTTTCCCTGCGCGCGTCCGGCGCGCTTGCGATATGCGGCTACCCGACGCATCACGTCGGCCCAAGAGTGTCCCCGGATTCGAGCGCCGTCGCTATCGGTGAAAAAATATCCGTCCCGCGGGAAAAGGTTTACGTTTATGCGCTTCATAAAATCGGGGTGTCGCTGAGGTAGTCTGTGGTGTTCGTGCAGTCGTGATACGCCCCGCCCTTAAGCACCCGTTCGTCGGACCAGCCGTCGAAGTCATCGGAGTCCCCCGGCATCGGAACATCGTTGCCCTTCATACTCAGTATAGTCCCGGAGCCGCGTCGGGCGGCGAATACAAAAAGCGTCAAGCTGTCGGCTTCGTCCGGGGAAGTTTTCCCAGTGCTGATGTAGTCCGCCTTCGTTTGGACTTTTTTTTGTTTGCCAGTCGTAACGAATTTTCGCTGAGTCACCTGGACTGCTAGTTTCTCCAGGTTCATGCTGGGGTGCAACAGCAAGTAGCCAAATTCCGCATACGCGCGTAGCCCGAACCAAAGTTCGCTGCAAACTCGTAAAAATTCTTCCTCACAGGTGTGAGTATCTTCCTCCATGAGCCGGGTCTTGCTTGCGCTGTTACTGTAGTTAACATCGTGTATGGCGGGGGACCAGTCGTGCTTCATCAAGTCCGCGATGCCCGCGCCGTGACCGGTTCTGTCGCACGCGAACCATTCCGGCTTAACGCCCGCCTTCTTGTTGATTTCAATCAGCTTTGCGCTCATGGCCACGGTGTCGCCCTTCGGCAGCATGAACTGCTGGTCCGCCTGAAGCGCCCATCGAGTGGTTGAACGACTGTTAGTATCCTTGAACATGATAGTGCGCCCGTTCGGGAATTCCAACGTCGGGGGGACCTTGTAGCCCGTGGCTCGACCCCAGCGCCCGAGGGTATACGGGGCTCCTGCGCCGCCTTCGAGCGCCAAGTCGCACGAGGCAACCGCCACGGGGGTATCGAGAAAAATGAATTCCCCGCGCATGTTGTGCAGCATTCCCGGAGGAATTACCGCGAGTTCGATGCCCTGGGGCGGATACGCGCCGCGGCCCATCGTGTAATATCCGGGCGATTGCAGCCCGCCGGAATTGAGCGCAATAGCGTCGAGCCCGGCGCGCGTTTGCAGACCGGGATAGATGGTTTTGCCAGTGACCACGTTCTCCGACTTCTCTCCGTCAAGTCGGAGCACGTCCCAGCCGCGCGTGGATTTCCACCGGAAGTGCTTGTCGATGTCGAAGCTCTCCCATCCGAACGGGGGCTCTGCGCGGATACCGACTTCGTCCCGCTGGTTGCGGGGATTGTAGGCACCAAAAATCTTGAACCCACCCACGGCCCCTTCTTCTTCAACCTGGCTCAACACGTTGTCGATGTCGCCCCACACGCCTTGCGGGATGTTCTCGATTTCGTCCAGGAACAAGAACAGCCGGGATAGCGGGCCGAAGACCGGATGCGGGACTGGCCGCGGGATACGCTTCGTTCCCTGGATGCGCCCCGCTTTCTTTTGCTTGCCCATCGGGATGACGAGACCCTTGATTGCGCCCGCCTGATTTCGCCGGGAGCGCCCGATGAATAGTGCATTCACTTCGCCCGGCATCGGCAGCGTGGCGCTGCTGTGCAACCGGACCAGATGCGAAAAAAGGTTCGATTCCAAGTGGTCCTCGCTCGGGCCGAGCACGCGCACCGCGGTGTATTCCGGGTCGCGAATGAATTCGAGGAACAGCCGCACACCGACGCTGTAGGATTTGCTCATGCTGCCGCCGCCCATAATGAGCCCCTGATTCGTGGTGCGAAATAAATCCCACAGGTCTCGCGTCGATTGCGGCGCTGGGTTGAATAGTGTCGGGGTCCAGAGTATCTGTGCCGCTTCCTCCGGAGCGTCGGATTCCAGCAGGTCGTGCAGGTAGTGTGTTAGGATGGGATTGTATTTGGCCGGATTGTCATCGGAAATCTTGACCTTCATCTTGCACGCTTCGACGACGGCCATCGCGGCTTCCCGCTTCCGGTCGGAATGCACGAGCGACGCTACCTGGGCCGCTAACACCTTAGCTGGTCCGTCAGGAAGCATTAGAGGGGGCGTCCGCAGTGCTCGATTAGGTCGGCGTCGTGGACGTTGGGGAAGTCAACCACCGGCGCGGATTCCCATCCGACGGCGTGGAAGTGGTGTATGCGGGGAGTGCCTGACTTGCGGTGCATCGCCGGGGTGAATGAAAAGTTCATCGCTTCGATTGGGACTAGCCAGCGGACCTTTTCGACTTCCGCGGCGAGATGGGGAAGGTTCGAGGATATTCGCCCGAGCACGTCGAATCGGGGGTGCTTCGCGGCGTTGCGGACGGTGAGGATGCGGGGGCTCCAGCCGCGCGCGGACCAGGACCGGACCCAGAGTCGGAGGATGCTCGCTTGGCTGGGGTCAGCGTGCTCCGAGCTATCCCAGTAGGTGTAAACGTTTGGTTTGGGCATAAAATTTGGTAGCGGGGGCGGGAGTCGAACCCGCTATTTTCACGTTATGAGCGTGACGAGCTACCGTTGCTCTACCCCGCAGTTCACTAAACAGTGTGCCAAAAAAAGACGAGCCGCCATCCGTATTATCAGATGGCGGCTGTAACCCAGGCTGGTGAAGACTTAATTTGTGTTGGGACCCTGGAAAAACAATGAATAAAACCAGGGATGAATCAGAAAGGGCCTGGAGGGGAGATTGGTCGGGGGAGAGTGACTTCTTCCACTCATTCATCGGCACAATTGCCGGTGTCCTAGATTTTGGACGACCCCCCGGTAAATTATTTGGTTGTGTTCATAATTGATAAAAGTTGGTGGACACTATCGCGGCCCTGGCGTCCGACTGTCGGAGGGCTATTTACGGGCAGTAACGCCCGGCCCGAATTATTGCTGCTGTTCCAGGACTCGAACCTGGGGCGGGTAAACAAGTGGCGACCTGTTTATTCGTCTATCGCCAATCATCATTAGACCACTCTGACAAACAGCAACAAATTGGTTCACTTTCCGCATTTTCCGCCGCAGCACTTGCCGCCGTTCTTGTGCTCGGGGCTCTTGCCGTTGGTGATGCGGGCCAGCCGGAGCGTAGCCTCGTCCCGACGACGTTGGTTGGCGGTTTCAACCGCGGGACTGAATTTGCTACCCTTCGGGGCGGCTTCGTAAGTAAATGATAAGTTCATAGTGGGTTTGACTATTGTTTTCGTTTTGCGTTCAAAATAATTGTGCGCACGTTTTGCTCGGTCCAGTGCTTGCCGGACCGCGTGCGGGAGTCCATGATGTTCAGCAGCCGCGCTATTTCGCGGTAGTTTTTGGGGTGGTCGGCGTGGTCGTCGTCCCTGCCCGGTTCTCCATTATGCCAGTCCAGCATGAGTTTGAGCAATGCCGCCTCGGGCTTGAAAAAACCGTAAGGTTTAACGCCTTCCACGTTCATCTTGCCCGCGGCCTTGAGCCGGTCCTTGGCGCTGCGCAGTTTGCGCACCAGGACGGACTTCTCCCATTCCGCCAGCGCGCCCATGATTTGTCGAATGAGCACGCGCGTGGGGTCACCGCCGTCGGCTGCCATGTCCGTCAGGTTGCCCTGGTCGGCGCTGAAAACTTTGATGCCTCGGGTCCGACACTCTTTCAGGAGTAGTTCGGAGACCATCAGGTCGCGCGCGAGTCGGTCCATCCGCTCGACGACGATTGCTTCGAGGGGTTCCCCGCCGTTCTGCTTGCTCCAGGATACTATCTCCAGGGCAGCCGAAAACATCGGTCGGTCGATGCCCTCCACGGTTCCAGAAACGCCTTCCTCCCGAAACTCTCGGTGGTTGGTGAGCTTGTGGATTCGGCAGAAGTCCTCAATAACCCTGTCCTGTCGGTCGAAGCCGTCGCCCGCGATTTGGGTCGCGCCGCTTACTCGTAGATAACTCACTACATTCATGTGGGAAGGTAACACGGGCTGCGGGATAATCAAGTCCGTATTTCTACTGGGAGTTCCATCCGTGTTCCCACAGAAGCTCCAGCCGCTTGAAATAGTGGTCGTATTGCTTGGCTACCTGCGGAATTGAATACAGCCGGACGGCACGCTCGCGGATGTATTCGCAATCCAGGTATTTCGCCACGCGCAGCGCACTCACAAACTCGCCCAGGTAATTGCATCGAAAGCCGGAGCGCCCGTGGTCCACGGTCTCGGTGAAGCCTCCGAAGTCCGTGGAAATGACCGGGGTGCCGCACATCTGTGCCTCGACTGCCACGCTGCCGAAGGGCTCAATGTATTGCGTCGGACACAGTAGCGCAGTTGCGCGGCTCATGTATTCGTTTCGCTCCGCGTTGCACAGCGGTCCGAGATACTCCGCGCCGTGGGTGACCAGGCTCGTGTCCCCGTGGCCGATGACCTTGAGCGGGATGCCCGCGGCGTGTGCGGCCTGGCACGCAATGGCGATTCCCTTGCGGGGTGTTAGCCGCCCCACATACAGCGCGAATCTTTCCTTGTTGAATCGCTCCCGGAACTGAAAATCGCTCTCGTCGAAGAACAGAGGTATCACGTCGTCGAAAAATCGTCCTTCCCAACTGTCCTGGAACCCGTGCGTGCAGTGCCGCCACGCGTGGCTTTCATACACCCGATACGGTGCGTAGCTGCCGACGTAGCCAATGGAGTATTCGAGCGCCAGACAGTCCGGGTGAGCCTCTGTTACGGACTGCTGGCTGCGCCCTCCGATGGTGCAGATTATATCCCGAGGTTGTTTTCGCTTCGCGATGGCAGACACCATCCGAGGATTGCACAGCGCCCACAGCGCCGGGGAATTATCCGTGGCGGCATATTGGTATTGCGTGTTGCCAAGAAGAACCCGCTGTTCTTCCTCGGAAATACACGACACGAATTCCGAGCAGGGCGCTTCGTTGTGCTCCGCGCCGTAAAGAAAAACGGTGTGATTCAGGTGCCGCAGCAGTTTGGCGAAACGAATCGTGGCCTGGGTAAAGCCGCATAGTTCGTATTTGCTGGTGGTTTGGGTGGTCGGTAGGGCGAGCAGGTGAATACTCATGTCAGGTTATGTTGATTGCCTCCGAAGAAATTGATTGGAAAGTCCAGACTCCGGCGGCACCTGGATTAACAGATAGCCCTACCTTGGTGCTGGCGGGAGTTACATCGAAGCCGGTGGAAAGGGATTGCAGCACCTGGGCCGTGGGCACATTTTGAAAACCGGAGGACCCGTTACGGTGGTTCGCTATGACGGAGCCCTGGACGACGGTGCTTGCGCCAGTCGCCCGGACGATGCCCTCCACATCCCAACACCCGGTGTCGGTTGCCGCGGTTTGCGCAACGCCCGTGAACGAGCACCGACTAACATCCGTAACCGTAGCGCCGGTTCCAAACCGCATTGAAAAGATTGGACCTGCCACTCCGGTAGCGGTCTTCGTGGCCGTGATGCGCCACCGGACGGTGGTGCCGATTTTGACGTGCCCGGAGATAGCCAGGTCGGAGTTGGTCAGATACGTGTCGGTGGCGTTCGCGGTTACGTCAGTGACGTTAGCGTTAGCCAGGGTAGGACCGGCAGCGCCAGTCGGTCCGGTGGGTCCGGTGGGTCCAGTCGGTCCAGTGGGACCGGCTGCCCCAGTTCCTCCGGTTGGCCCGGTCGGACCGGTAGGACCCGATGCTCCGGTTCCGCCAGTCGGTCCTGTAGGACCAGTAGGTCCGGCTGCTCCAGAAGCGCCGGTGCCCCCGGTAGGCCCGGTTGGTCCGGTCGGACCTGATGCGCCGGTGCCTCCCGTGGGTCCTGTTGGTCCTGTTGGTCCTGGGTTTCGTAGCATGGTTATCCTTCCTTGGCGGTATACGGACTGCTAGTGCTGGCGCTTATGACATTCATGGCTTCTGTCGTGATGTAGTTGCCTTCCAGTTCGTAGCTGCCATTAGGCTTAATAAGTATACTAGGCTGTGCCGCCGTGGCGGCAGTAGTAAAATTTATCCACTTATCTTCGGTGCTGACATTCTCGAAAAGAAGATATTTACGTGCAGTGTTAGCCGCCATAACTTGCTGACTGACGCCGCCGGTGGCCACTGTGCCGGAGCGGTCCGTAAGAGTTCCACGCTGGGCCGTATTTATGGTGCGTAGGTTGCCGCTCAGGTCCTCGCTCAAAGCTACTTGAAAAGTTTCGGTCCACGTAGGCGATGCGGCATTAGCCACGGCTGGCAACACCCCCAAATTCGTAGCGCCAGGCACTACGGAATTATTCGACTTATTTCCCGCTGAAGTCTGGGTCCCGCTGGGAATGTTGCGGGTGATAAGCCCTATGTCGGAAGCAATCGGGGCCGTGTTTGAAGCTGTGGCTCCGCACACCGAAAAATACCTGAAAATTGTTTGTAGGTTGAACCCCGTCATCGGGGTCGAACCGTTGAACACCGTGACTTTGAAATATCTCGCTAGCGGGGGAAAGTGCAACTCAGAAATGTTAGCTGCGGTAATCGTCGTGGTCGGACCGAAGAAAAAGGTTACGTTGTCATTTGAAAAAGAAACAACGACAGTGGCGGTGCCCGCGAAGGGAGACGACCCCGCATATATACTAACAGCGGCGTAGCCTAGAATGTCTTCGGAAGTTCCTGTGAAGGTGCCGAAGGCTCCTAGTGGGGTGCTAGACGAATTGGCAGCCGATATAACCCCGGTAGTTGATACCGGCTGCGTTGCCGGAAAGTTGCTGACGGAGACCGGGATGGTGCTCTGGTCGGAAGCAATGACGACCGGTATACTGTTAGCGCTTGTCTTCGAGCCGACAGTGGGTGCTGAACTGCCAAGCCACGACTGAACGTCTACCTCCTGGGTGCCGCACGGAATGTTACGCACCACGAGTCCGAAGTCATTGACAGCCGGGCACGAATCTAGGACCGTAGCCCGATTATCGGACGCACTGTCTTTGATTTCTACTGCGCCGATTTCAATATCGCCGGGCTCGACGATGACCGGCAGCGGAACCGGGATGCCGCCCCCGCCGCCGGTGATAAGCGACTTGAGGCGCAGCAGTATCTTCCGGAGCAGATTGTTGTCCGTGTCGCCTGGGCGGGGGTCCTGTTCGTCAAGGGCCATAGAAAAGTCTCGCGGTGCGATGCAGTCTGCGACGAAGCCTGTTACGAAACCCGATTGCTTTGCCGAGCGTCAGTCTGCGCACTCGCACTCGGGTGCAGCGGGTGTCGGAGTTGAGTAGGTCAACAATCGACTCCAGCACTACCGCGTGCGGCTCCGGCGCGTTAGGGAGCGAGGGCACCGGTCGGAGTAGCCGCCAGCGTCCCGCCGGTAGCGTCGCTGTTCAGGGCGATGAGCAGCCGGATGAAAGTGCGAATGGGCTCGTCCCGGAACGCGGTGCGGATGTCAACGCCGCGAACGCCGCAGCTACACGGGAAACCGGACGTGTTGCCGAAGATAATTGCGAGTTGGTCCACGACTTCCGCGGGGATGGGCAGGTCGTGGTTCCCTTGCAGATAATCCGCGAGGGCTTGCAGTTTGGTGCTTTGCGCTGTAGTGAGAATGGCCATAAATTTCGTGTTGTGTTACCGTCAGTATACAGTGTGGGTTTAGTGGATGCGCCGCAAGGGCGGAGTTGGAGATTTTTTGTCCGGCAGGTGCAGAATCGTTTTCAACTCAGCATCGAGCACCGGCACCACTACCCTGGCACTATCGGCCAGCGCAGCCAGCGCGCCATCGCCGGGGCAGCCATATCCGTCCACCGCAAATTGCACCCTGTGCCGGGCCGCGAACATACGCACGGCGCGCACCGGGACGAAAAACTCTACCCCCGGCTGGTTATTGCCGACAGTGACGCCGATGACGCCGCCGTCAGAAAAGACTGGTCCTCCGGACGCGCCGGGCACTACGACAGCGCTCATTTGGTCCACCGGCCCGGACCAGGGCCAGCCAGCGACATGCACCCCGACTTGGGACACGATGCCGGAGGTAATGCTGCCGTCGAAAACTTCACCCCGAAAATTGCCGACGATGAACACCGGCGCACCGACGGCGTCCCACTCTTCACGAGCAAAACGCACGGGCTCGAAGTATCCCGGCGGCACGTCGATACTGAGTAGGGCCAAATCCAGGTCGGAATCCCGCGCGATAACGGTAGCGGTGAACTTGCACTCGCCCACCTTACGGCCCTCGAACCGAACCAGCTTTACGGCACTGACCTCGTTGAACCCTTCGACAACGTGGTTCGCCGTCCAGAGAAAAGTGCGGGGTTTCCCGAAGGGGTTGGTTCTCTGCACCGCGAACGCACTACCCTGGCCCGCGCTGGTCTTTAGCAGCGCGGTGGAATTCTGCGCGTCGGTGTATTTGTTCGGCACCGAGCACGCCGTTAGCAGGAGGGCCAATAGAAAAACTAACTTTTTCATCGCGGGTGTTTGAGCCGGAGAGGAAGCCGATTGCGCAAATCCGGAGAGGGCGCAAAGGTTTCTACCGGCCAGAAACGATACGCCGACGGATACCGCGCGGCCAGGTTGACGAAGGCCCCGAGCAACGGAGGGTTCGCGGGGTTATCGAACACCACCAGGTCCCCGGTGCTTCTCCAGGTAGTTCCCAGGTCGTGCGACACTTGCAGGTCGAACACACCGAGGAATGGCGGCGCGGGAAAAGAATACTCGTAAATCGGACCGAAGTCCGGGTCAACGTAAATCAGGTCCGAGTTGTATTGCGTGACCAAGTAGATTGGGAAAGATGCCGACTTTGCGCTAACGCAGAGCAGCAGCGAAAAAAGGATTGCGAGGAAGAACTTCATAACGTTAGGCCACTGGAGGCGGTGTCGAAATGGCGCTGTTCAGAGCGGCAGCTACCGAGCCCACCAAGTCCGTTTGATGTTGCACCGCGTCCGCCTGGGCCTGAACGTCTGCCTCCGCAATGCCGGTGGGCTTGGCCTTCAACGCCGCGATGACCAGGTCCCCCGTGGCCGAAAGAGTTTGTGTCACACCGGCGAGAGCCAGCGTGTTCGCCTGAAGATTTGCAAGAGCGCCCATGATTTGTTTCCTTTGTTTGTTGTTTCGCCAAAGCACCCACACCATCGCGAGAAGCATCAGCCAGTTGTCCATGTTCACAGATACAGTGCGGACTCAGAGCCCCGATGTCCGACTTTTATTTTCAAAAAAAATTGGCCCCGGTCACGGGAATTGCACCCATTGTTCAGCCTCACCGATTCGCCGCGTCCGGCACACTCGGGTCGATGGCTTTGCGCATAGCACCGGGATTTCAGAAAAAATTAGCGCCGGTGGGGGCTATTGACACCCCGACCTGCGGATTATAAGTCCGCTGCTCTACTACGCGCCCCCCAAACCCTGGTCGTGCTCCGTAGCCTAGGGAACCGTTTCCAGCCATCAGGCGGCGCTCACTGAGCTACACCGGCACGGACACCTTAGCACACCGGCCCTTCGATGTCAAATTTTAATATCGCGGCAGATTGTCTAAGCGAGTCCGGGCTGGCGATACCCCCCATCGGCTGTCAGGGAAATTCTTGCCTAGGGGGTGGGGCCTTTTCTGCCGGTCTGCGCGCCCTGGGACCGTGGGTCGGCTGGCCCTCCTGGCGGTGCGGCTGCGGAGCACGGCCATCTCGTGAGTTGACCACAGGTCGAGTGGGGCAGAATGTCTCACATGCGTGAGCCTCACGCATAATGCGTGAAAATCACGCATACGTCCTCGGGATGTCCGTCGGTTTCGCTTACACTGCTTTCTCATTATTGAGAACCTATTACGCTCCATATCCGCTATTGGTATGCGCTATTGGGGCTAATAGGTTCTCAAGATTGAGAAACAAAAGATGGGACAACTTGTCCCACTGTGTTACGTTAACGTTAATCCCAGGCTCCGCTCTCGATAAGCGCTGCGTGGGCTGTCTTCGCTACGTTGTCGAGTAGGCGCGCCATGTTCACGGGGTGGTCGCGCTCCCAGGGCAGCGTGCGTAGCGGTGTGGCTATGGCCAGCACCTTCTCAAGGGCTCGGGCGAGCCGTAGCTCGCGCTCTGTCAATTGGTCAGCGCTCATGCGGCCCTCCCGAATTTGACACACGGCGCGAAATGAATCTCGCCCAGCCCGTCCGCGGCGGTCATGCTGCCCTCGTCAATCATGTCGGCCCAAATGGAGCGCGACACCGACTCGTGGCTTGTGTGGTCTTCGATGACGCAATGCTCGTTGAGCTTGTGGAGTTTGGCACAGTCGGCGCAGTCTGCGGCGTGGACCACGAACGCGCCCTTGCTCTGGTCCCGCAGGTTTGCTCCAAATATCTTGAGTTTCATAGTGTCGGATTCCTTTACAGTTTAGTGGTTGTTGCCGTCGAAGTTGATGAACACCCCGAGCTTGCGCTCGTTCGCTTGGTGTGCCGCCAGTCGGCGCTGCTGCTCCGCGAGGCACAAGCAACAGAAGCAAGTGCCGCAGCCGCAGCGGTGATAGCTCGACACACGAGCGTGCTTGGCCAGTTCCTTGGCGTCCAGGTCCTTCACTTGCTGCTCGTAAGATTTCTCATTCATCATGCCCATACAATACCACGGCGCTGTTTAAACGCAAACACAAAATGCGTGCGGAACTGCGGAGCAACTGACCGGGGAAACTACTTAGTCCGAGCGACCACGGCAACCTCATACGGGGCGCTGTCGTATTCGCATGTGCCGGGCTGGACTAACATAGGCATAGACATTGCGCCTGCGGAGTAGCGATGGTATTCTTCGAGGGAGCGAAAACGCAATGGGCGCAAATCGCTGACGACAGGATAGCATTTGCACGGGAGCATGATGCCGCTAGCGCGTGGGTCACAGTGGGGCTCTCCGCGAAAAGTGTGCGTGGCTATTCGCTGGTGGTGCTCGCAATACCAGCGCTCGCCTGGGGGCAGCGGGACATACTCAGTGGTCGTCATCGTCGTTCGGGGATTTGGGTTTCACTGCTTCCTTCGCTATCTCATTGGCCTGCGCAAGCTGAGCATCAAACAACTGAGCCCTGGGCGTAGCTGATGCGCGAACGGCTGCAAGGCCAGCGCTGATTTGTGCGTGTAAATCACCGGCGCTCACTTCACTGTCTCCGTCGTTCTCTTTTCGCTTGGCTCTCTCGGGTGCGGAGTCGTTGAGCGCCTGATACGTGAGTGACTGAGCTTTCTCCATTGCCACAGCCAGGTCAGCGACAGCGCGGGTTGTCATCTTCTTCGACGTGTCGCCGTTCTTGCTCGCCGTGGATTGAAAAATGTATTCCTCCAGTTCGCCATCGTTCATGCTGGACACGCGGTGCAGCACGCGTTGAACGAACAGCCGCATCTTATGGGCCTGGACGAAGTTAAGGGCGCGATTGCACGCGCGCTCTACATCGCCTGGGCGCGTGGACTTCTTCAGCGCCAGGATTGGTCCGAGTTTGTTCTGCCAGCCTTCGTCGTCGGCCATTTTTAGCACCGCTGCCTCTGGGACATTAAGTGCGTGCGCCGTTCGGACGATGTCGCCGGTGAACGTTGCGTAAAGCAGGAACGCTTGCTCGCGGTCCAGGTCCGGGGGGATTATGTCGTGGGTCATACAAACATTCCAAGGCAATCGAACTCCGAGCAATACCGAATGCCACAGCGCCGCAACTCAATCACCTGGCACTCCTGGATTACCTCGGCCAATTTTTCAACATCAACATCGAGCCAGATTTCATCGTGCTCCGCGGCACTCACCATATCCAAACCAGCCTCGGGCACCAGTTTGTCGAGCAGCATAAATGCGTGCAAGTCCGCGCGTTTCGACGTGGGGTGCGACACCCGGTCAAAGTGATGGGCCTCGTTCTCGTGGCGCTCAAACATTTCGGACAGTTCTTCGGGGGTCATACGGGCTTCGTCAATCGCTTGCCTGCAACTTTTGGGTTGGTGGGGTTTTGGGTAGCCCACGAGTATCGCTCCTGCGCCCTCTTCTCGCGGCGCGCCTGCTCGTTGAGGATGCGCACCTGCTTGGGTTGGTGTTTAAACAGATGGTCGTCGGGGGTCGTCGGCATGTTCAAAAAACAGTGCGCGGAGCCGGGGGCATACGCAATGACAAACCGACGAAAAGACCAGCCGACGAAAAAGCAGGCCAGCACATCCCCGGCTAGTTCTAGGATAAGGGTGTATTAGGGTAGTCACCTCAAAATCGGCACAGCCCAAAACCTAGACTGGAAAAAGTTAGAATAGAATACGCGAAAAATATTTTATTATATACCAGACCATAGGGGTCCCCAAAACAGGGCTTGCAGCCCACATATTAGGTATACTCTAGTCCAAACAGGTTTAGGTATTCAGCCATGCCGATTTGGCATCGACTACCCTAATACACCCTTATCCTAGAACTAGAAATAATCTCCACTTTAATGTTGCTTATTCTGTCCACTTGCCGCACTGTGTTCTTGGATATGCAAATACCGAATGACCCGAAACTCAACGCAATGGCGAACCGACTGGATGCCCTGACCCAGTGGGACGCCGGGCACAACGACCAGGTGTATCTGGACAAACGCAAGGCTAGCACGCTGCGCAACGCATACTACGCCACGCAGAACTGCAAGTGGTTCGTGAAGCTGAGCCTGGGCGGGAAGCAATACATCCTCGGCATTACTGAGAACGGGTATTCCGCGGCGCGCTTCGCCGATGTGTGCCTGGTGCGTTTCTGGCCTTACCGCAAACGCACGCGCGCCATCCTCGACAGCGACGTGAATTTTTCTCTGTCCCAAGCAAACTCCGACATGGTCGAAGGGTCTCAATGCCGACAACTCATTGATGCTATCGAGAACCACCTACTGGCTATCGGCGTAATATCGCCGGTCGCCGAACCCGCCGTCAGTGAGGCTATCCCGGTTCCAGCCGCTGCGCGCAAAAAGCTGCTGCACGCTCACCGGGCCTTCGACGAAGCCATGCGTGAAGCGCTCTCTGTCCTGACTCAACTCAGCCCGGAGGCTGCCACTGTGGTGGACATGACCACCGAGCACATATCCCAGTCCCAGATTTATGTTGGCTCCGTCAGTCAGGCCCTCAACAAACTGTAACCAACTAACACTATGCTACTCACTGAAATCAACGAAACCTTCAAGGGAATCAAGTCGCTGCTCGCCAAACTATTTATGTCCACCGACAGCGCGGAGCGCGGCATCAACCACATCAAGCACGCGCTCTTTGCGCAGGTTCGTCATCAGGAAGCAGTCAATCGCGAGCTTGTGGAGATTAGGGAACGGCTCAAGACACTGGAGCAACGACAGAACTTCATCTACGTAACCGCTCCTTTGCCATCGCCGCTCCCGACCGACGTTGCGCCCGCGCGCCCATACGAGGTTACGTGTTGCGCTCAAGACGACGATTTTCATCCGACGAACGCCAAGGCCGACAACTCACCACTTGGACCTTTTCGTGAGCGTGCGCAGGACGATTTCAATACGGCTGCCAATCCATCCGGCACCGCGGGCGTAGGTAATTACGTCCCAGCGCCACGCGCAGAGCGGGTGCCCCGCTACGATTACGGAAACGAACTTTAGTCAACCCCCAACCAAACCAAACATAGCTATGCCCACTAATAACACCAACCACACCCCAATCACCGGCGCAGAGTTTGCCCAACTGGCGCAGTCCTTCGCGCGGTTCCAGTTCATCCGCAACGCAACCATTAAGCAGGCGAACGACGACGCAGAACTTCGCGGACTCACCGAATTCATGGCGCAGTTTTTCATCGACCACGCCGCGGAATTCCTCGGTTGCTGGCAAGTCCTGCGGTCTGAATACGAGCCGCTCATTGGCGTCCTCAGTGTGCTGGCCCGGCGCGCCATCGCCACGAACGACAGCCGGTCTCAAGTGGAGGCCCCACAGCCCGCCGCACCCGAGCACCCCCATCCGGACAACGTGAGCCTGCTCATTACCAAGTAAGTGGTATGAGCGACGACAGTGACAAATGCTGGCCAGCCGGAGAATATCCGTATGAAAGCAAGGCCCAGCCGTTCATCACGCGCGCGGATTGCGCGGAGTTGCCGGTGTTCCTGGATGGCTCCGACGGCAGCCTCTGGCAGAGCCGGGAGTCATTCGAGCAAGCCGCGTCATGCGGCGCGCCCGAGCGCAGATTTGTTCGGCTTAGCGACTTGTTATCGCTGCTGGACCCTCCAGTAGCCGCCGCACATGAAACCCCTTGCGGAAACGGTGAGTGTAGACTATGCTACGGGGCAGGGGATTCCCCTACCCCTCCGCCCGTAGTTCCTCCGACAGAATGTCCTTGCGGTTCCGAGCTTCCGTGTTATAGTCATTGAGTTGACAGGACGCACGTAGAAGTCGGAACGCCGTCAGGGGATGCAAACGGACCTCGGCTGAACCGGCGCAAGTGGGAAACAGGAACGGGTTGCACCGCCCTGGGACCGTGGCCTGTTCACAAACTCGGTGCTAGTGGGTGTAAGGACCCCGAGCGCCGAGCCAATTTTAAAACTGAATTATTATGAAGATACACGAATTGCGAGAAAACATTGTGGTCAAAATCACCGACCGCGACAGCATCGGCGGCATCCGGGTAGAAAACATCCCGGCGAGCACCCTTACCGACTGCGGCTTCGGCAGCAGCGTCGCGTATCGTTCCTGGGGTGCGTGGTGCGTCAATCTGACCCGTGACCAGGGTGCTGCGCTTCAACGCGCGCAACTTGAATTGCGTCCCGTGCCCGCCGTGCTGCAACTCGGACCGCTATAACCCATGAAACCCCCAAAGCTTTTTCATCGCGACGTGTTCATGCCGGAGTGGATACGCGACCAATTCATCGGCCAGCGGGTATCTCTCAGCTACACCCGGCACGCTCAGCTTGAGTGCATCGACGACAACCTGCTGCAACCCCCATTTTCGCTGTTCATTACCGACGTGGTCGAAGCCGAATGGGATTCCAATCACGGGCGGGTGTCGAAAATTACGGTGCGGCACAGATACGATGCAGAGCGCGATATGGTCCTCGTGCTGGTAGACTTCAACGACGGCGCGGCCATCGTCAAAACCTGCTGGAGTAACAAACGCTCCGACAACCACTCAACCCTCGACAGAAAAAAATATGCCACAAGCTAATACCAACCTAGAAATCCTGGCAATCAAGACAACTGCGCAGCCCGGCGCATCCATTCACAGGTGCATCGACGACGCGCTCCGGCTAGCCGTGACGGAATGGCGAACCGTCGAACTGACGCACAACGGCGAGGTCTACATCATTTCGCTGCACGACATCGGTGCCTCCATTTACGAGCAACACAACCCATGAAAAACAAATCACGCCAAGCGCGCGGGCCGCTATACATCCATCGAGAATCCATCTGCGGCGAGATGCGGCACCGCGTCGTCAAGCGATACTCCGACATGACCTATTGGTATGTGGCGGAATACCGCAATGAGATGGGCCGGTGGTTGCCGATGACGGTGCAGAATCAAAGCGGCTATCAAACCGCCGCAGAACGCCTTTGGTATCAACAGACAACATAACTAACACCATGACTAAAAAATTAACCGAGCGGTCCGCATGGCTGGCTATCGCCCACGCTTTTGACCACGAATATTCCTTCAACGATCCGTCGTTGATTAGCCGGTGGGGGCTTTGCTATGCAATCTCCCAGTTGTGCAACAGCGGAAGAATTAGCACAGTTATCTGGCTCAGAATGAATCGGCGCATACATTCAATCAAAACCGCCTACGGCAGGTGGTCCGCCCACAAGTGGCCTCTCGACGCCTCCGGTCGGGTATCGCGAGCCCGCGCGGCACGGCGATTCGCAAAACAACTAACCCCGAAGTAACATGAAAAAAACTAAATATCTTTTCCTAGCCGGGCAGCTTGCTCGACTGCGCGTAACCGAAGCCCAGCTTATCTGCTGGGGTATTTCTGACCGATGGGCCGCAGCGTTGTCGGGCGACCGAGTTGTTGAGGTAGCCAACAACGTCACCGCCGCGGACCTCGCTAGCGTGCGCATTAACCCCGGCTGTTGGTTCGTTGACGGCCACTGTCTTCGCAAAACCAAGTGCCGCGCTATCACCGTGGAGGTTCCCCGTGGCTAAGCATTCTGGACCCGCGGCGCGAGGACTACTCAGCGCCCACAACGTAAACGGCAAGGGCGACAAGACGCGAACGAATTTCGCCAGCCCGGCGTGGCAAAACAACTTCCGAGAAATCGCGTGGCCCGCGACGACGGACGGCTTCGTCCGTGCTGGCCGACGGCTGCGCAAGGTATACGGAACCCCGGCACCGCTCAAGCGATACAGCCCGGAGGAACTGGAGTCCGCAGGCATAACGTGGCCGACCAACAAACTAAAGCGATTACCATGACGACTCCCCCCGACACTTCCCCGAACATATACCAAAAGGTCATTTTCGGGGCTGAGACCACACTCCTTGCAGCCAGCCTGAGCGAGCACATGCTCGCGGGCTGGTGCGTTACCAGTCTGACGGGCTGTGACCTGGGCTTCGCCGTGCTGTTGCACCGCTACCCGCCGCTTCAATTCACCCCTATCACCAGGCAGACGCTAGGATGATTACCCGACGCAACTTTTTCGCCCGCACGTTCGGTGCTGTATTCACTGGCTTCGCGGCAGTGATTCTGCCCAAGCCTCGACCGCGCAACATATTGCCCATCGTGTATATGCGGCGACGGGTCAGCATCAACCCGGACTGGGTATCCGCCGGGCCGGAGTCCGACATTCATTTCATATGTGCGCCCGACCAACTTCGGGTTTATCAAATGCCCGTGGGTCCGGGCACTTACCCAGACCTCGCCGGAGAAACCATCCGAAAACTATGACAACCGAAGTCTTAAATCTGCGGCGCAAGCTGCGCGCGCTACTCATTCGCTGGTCTGTCCGCCATGCGACCTACGACACTGCGGCTACCGACTCCGCGGTTCCCGAGAACCGTGGCCGGTATGAAGGCGTAGCGACCGGCACGCGCTGGTGTCGAGAAGACATCCAGGACTTGATGAAAGAACTTAAATGAGCAGCCAATGCCCGAAATGCGGCAACACCCGCAATAACTGCACCATCAACTACTGCACGATATGCGATGGAAGCCATATCGACAAATTATGCGGTGAATGCGGTAATCGCTGGCACCACGAACTGCCTCCACCAAAACAAAATGAATCTCCCCATGAAACCAAGAGAATTTCTGAATAAGCTGGGCGCATCGCTGCGGCGCGGCAAGCCGAGTATGGCCGCTCGGGTCCTCGCCCGAAACAAGGAACTGATTGCGGACAATACCGGCCTTACCGTCTCGTTAGAAGGCACTCGGGAACACCTGGCTGCCCGCACTTCGGAACGAGATAAGCTTTACGCTGAAGTCAAAGAACTTCGGGACCGACTCGATGCCGTTAATTACGACATTGCCCGAGCAAATCGTGAGAACAAACGCATCACCGGTGAGCTAAGCGCCGCGTGTTCCCGTGCTGACGAACACCAGCGTCGCAACGAACGGCTCGTCGCTGAGTTAGGCGATGCTCTCAACCAGGTATCCGGTGCGCGTATCGACAAGCAACGGTTGCGCATAGCGGAGGATGCAGTCGAGCGGTATCACAATCTCGAAACCTACGAGGAAGAAACCGCGCGGGCTGCCTTGCTGCAATTGCGAGTGCATCAAATGTCGGCCAAAGGCCGGACCGGCTATGGCGTGACGGTTTTCATCCCGACCGAAGTCGTCACCAATCTCAAGTGTTCCGATTCAGCCACCCTCACCATGTTTCGTGATGCCGTTTTCAGCGCCGCGTTCGAGCGCGCCGTCAACGGCATGTGGAATATCAACTCCCGCGGCAACTGTAGCGCAATCCTTTTCGCTCCCCGTGGTGCGAATAAGGAAATCGTCGCCGGTGCAATTTTCGATGCCGACCGAAATCCTCAAATCGAATTTGCACGCAGCCGTGCGAACGACCCCGCCGTTCGTGCGCTGGAGCAGCAGGCCATTGACCGCCAGCCGGAGAATGCCGATGCCGGTAACGTGTGGAATCGTGTGGTGCCCGACCCAATCACTAAGCTAGTGACTAACGGGGAGTTACCGCGAGAGTCCGACAGTAACCTATGAGCTTGGTCTCGGGATTCGGGAGCGCGGACAGTGAATACGCCCTCAACGGCGCGCGCACCGCGGCGCGTCAGCGGGAATGTGTTAGCTTCGTTATCGGTAGCTACGGCAGTGTGATACCCGCGCCTGCGCACCGGTTTACTTATGCTGGCATCCGTGGCGAAGTCCGTCTCGCTATTAACCCGGCTGTCGCTGGCTGGCGAATCGGAACGATTAGGGCGGCACTACGTAAATCCCCTAAGTCACGCACAGTAAATCCTGAGCTTGCGGATGCCCCCGGCTGTGATACTTTACCGGCATGAAGATTAAGACCGAGCACTACGAGGCCATCAAGGCCAGCATTCACAAGGCCGCAATCGCGGAGCACCGAGCGTTCCTGAAGTCCCCCGCGAACCCCCGCCCGGCCAAAGACTTGGAAAAGCGGCTGCGCTGGGACCTGTTGCACTGCTTTAAGGGCGCGGCCTGGGTGTGCTCCGAGCTTTACCCCTATCTCAACGACACCCACATCGACACCGCGCTGCGTTCGGTTGTTTCTGAACTGGAGGCCGCATGAACAGGTATCTCGTGACTGTGACTGCCAAGCACCCCGCCGCCGGAGAACACCCTGGCACGTTTGAGTTTGATGCCCGCAATTCCGCGGACGCTGTCAAACAAGCCCGACGCGAAATGTGGAACCGCGGACACACCCGCCAGGACGGTCCTCTGATTTTCAAAGTCACGAAATGGTTTAATGACTAACGATATGCCTACACTGACAAAACGACCCTGCTTTTTCGACACGCTGCACGAAACCGTGGACGCGATTCAACCGGCTCTCGATGACCGAGGCGTGGACTTGGTGTCCAGCGGTCCGACTTGCCCGGAGGACGGCCACTGGACTGCCGAAATTGGCCGCGCCGGTCCGCTGTCCTATGGCGACCACCGGGATTTCAATTTCGAGATACGCACCATCAAGGGCAAGCGCACCCGAAGCTACTTTCACGTAAACATCTGGCGCTCGACTGAAGGCCGATACGAACTTAATACATACGTGCTTTAATTTATGAGAGGGCAGGCAAAAATCTTATCCGCGCGCTGTGCTAGCCGTGCCGCGCGTATACTGAGACCTGATAATTTAGCGCAAGCTGACAACAAGGGGTTGCAACCCCTACCCTCGCGCCCTATTTAACACAAACACAACACCCAAATGAAAACCAAACTGACCCCGGACGAAAATTACGGAATGCCAAAACAGGTAGCGACGGCGCTGCTGACTGACCCGAAGGCGAAGCTGACGAACGCTTTTCGCAAAACGTGTCGTCGAGCCCGAGAAACGAGCTACACCAGCGCGACCCCGCTGCGGACGAACCGCCGGACTGACAAAACCGACCACTCACTGTATAGCACGCCCCCGGCACCCGAGCGGGCGGCTGGTTCTCGCGACCCGAAACTGGCCCGCGCAACGCTGGCCCAAATCGGCAAGTGGCTCAAGCGTGTAATACATCGTCGGCACAATGCGCAGGTGGACTACCAACTCCTGGCATCGGTGCCCGACATCGAGAATCCCGTCGGCATCACAGCGCGGCAACAAGCGCGCCGACACCAAGCGATGGCGGTCCTGAGCCTCCAGGCGCAGCACTTCGACGAGCAGTGGGGAAAAATCAAAGACGAACTTGCTTTTCGCGCGCGGTGAGCTACACTGTATAGAGAACAACCGACCGCCAACCTTTGATACTCAACCTGATACGCCGAATGAAGAACAGCCTGCTTACCCCCGAACTGAAACGTCCGCTCGACAGGTCCAGCCTGGGCAACGACGCCGCCGCCATCAACTCTCTCGTGGGCTTCCTCAACAGCCCGCTCATGGAGACCGCCGCGCCGGAGGCACGCAACGGTGAAATGGATGCCGCTACCGCGCTCATGCAAACCACGCCGACTGACGAAGCGCAGGCTGCCCAGGTGAGTGCCAACCCGAATGCCCGACACAAGCCCGCCGCCGCCATACCCACCGCCGTCTCAGTTACGCCGGTTTCTGGCGGCGGCGCATCGGCTATGCCGTCGTTCGTGCCAGCGCCAGCGCCAGCACTCAGCAAGGTATTCTTCACCGGCGGGCTTGCCGTGGGCAAGGACCACATGGCGGGCGTGGCCGGACTTCCGATTGAGGGCCTTGCGCGCCCGCTGTATGCACTCGCTAACCTTTTTTTCGCTGCGTCGGTTGACGCTAACGGGAACAAGGACGCACTGCCGGGAATGCGGGCTTTCTTGCAAACCGTCGGTCAGTGGGGCCGGGGCACCATCAACGCGCAATATCCCGTCAGCCCGGCGCGCGCGGCATTCATCGGCATGATTCGTTCCCTCGCCGGGACTCTTCCCGGAAACCTGGGCGTGGACTGGGCCAGCTTTGGCATCAACGAAAACATCTGGCTGGACGCAGCGCTCGTGCGCATCGCCGCCGCGGGACCGGAGCGAATTTCCATCACCAACGTGCGTTTCGCGAACGAGTTTGCGCAACTGACCAAACTCGGATGGACCAATTTTCACGTTATCACCACGCCCGCGGAGCGCATCGAGCGACTCGCTAAGCGCGGCCTTACACCTGAGTCTCCTGTGCTCAAGGATACTTCCGAGCAACTTAGCCGAGCCTTGGACAACCAGGTAATCAAACAACTCAGCACGGTTCGCAATGGCGCAAAGATGCGCGTCATCTGGAACAGCGCCGCCCCGTGCCCCAGCACCCGGCTGTGGACTCTGGCGGAGTGGACCGCCGCGAATGCCGCAGGCTCTCCGATTGCGGAGCCGACCGACATCGCCGTGACGGATTTTTCACTGGAATGAGCCCGGAACAAATAGACATCGAACTGCTGTATATCGCAGCCCAACGAAATATGAAAGACAAACAACCAAAACGCGACTTAATCCCGATGCCCGAAGGCACTACGGGGCAAAACCCACAGTGGCCCGACGACGGCCACGCGCCAGAGTCCGGCACCGATAGCACCGATACCGACGGCACGCGTGAGCCCGAAAAGATTCATATCCCTATCGTTCGCTAACACTATGGAATATCTACACATCATCACCGATAGCGCCGCGGTTATCATCGGCGGAATGCTGCTGGCCTGGCTCGGCATCGTAATCTTTTTTCGTTCACTTCGATGAAACCCGAGGATATTGTCATCCTGCTGTTCGCGGCGGGGGTGCTGGGCGTCCTCCTTTTTATGACCGACAAATGACTTATGAACGAAAGCCAAACCCTTTTGCTTGTTGTGTTTCTTGTCCTCATGCTCGGAACACTCTGGCACGATTGAAGCGCGCGCAACGATGGGTGAGGGTATCGCCGGGGCGACCCCCGGAGTTGCGTTCGTGGGGCGAATACCTGCGCTCCATCAAACCGTTACCCAAAAACTATGAGTGAAAAAATACACACCGGCTGGATAGGCGTTGACCTGGATGGCACGCTGGCGCATTACGACCACGTTTGGCGCGGACCACAACACATCGGAGAGCCCATTCCAAAAATGGTTACACGGATTCAAAAGTGGTTGGCGGAGGGAACCGAAGTCCGAATTTTCACTGCCCGAGTGGCGCACATTCAATCGCGGGCACAGGCGGAGGGATACATCCAAGCTTGGTGCTTGAAGCACATCGGACTGGCGCTAGCGGTCACGCACGAAAAGGACATGAATATGTATCAGCTATGGGACGACCGGGCCGTGCAAGTGATAGAAAACACCGGCAACCGGGTTGATGGTTCCGATAATTTATGAACGACTACGCCGCCACTGGGCTCGTGATACTCGGGTTCCTGCTTTATGCCTGGAGTGCTCTCGGCGCGCCGGAGACCGCCAGCACCACCGGCACCGCGTCCTGGTATGGCCGCGAAGCGGAGGGACGCGCTATGGCGAACGGGCAGCCATTCGACCCGTCGGCGTTCACCTGTGCGTGCTGGGAATACCCCCTGGGCACCAAGCTTCGGGTCAGCACCCCGGACCACTCCGTTATCGTGACCGTGACCGACCGGGGACCGGCTCGCCGTCTGCACAGAGTTATTGATTTGAGCGAGGCCGCTTTTTCCCTGCTGGCTGAGCCCAAAATCGGATTGATTGAAGTAACCATAACCAAAATGCACCAATGAAAAAATACCTAACACTGCTACTACTGTTCATCACCCTCGCCGCTGCGCGCGCCGTCACCTTCGACATCACGTTCGCGTGGGACGCAAATCTTGCCGCCGACAACGTGACCAAATACACTTTGTATCAGGCCGACGGCCTCACGGGCGTTTTCGTCAAAGTCGCCGACGTTGCGGCCCCTACGCTCACCTGCACGGTGCCCGCGCTCACCCCTGGCGTGTATCAGTTCTACGTGACCGCCACGAATATGTGGGGCGAGTCCGACCCATCGAACACCGTCACGACCCCCGCAGGCCCGGCCAGCGCGCCGCGCGGCATCACCATCCGCATCACCGCCAAGACGCCATGATTGCCGCCTGGCTAGCACTTGTCCTCGTTGCGCACGACGATACTCTTGTCGTTGTGCGCAGCGTTGACTTGATTACGTGGACGCCGCAATACACCGTCCAAGTGTGCGACGATGCTCACCTGCTGACTGTGGAGTTGCTTTTCCCAGTCAACCCCGCACTTCCGAAGGAATTTTTCACCGCAAAGTGCCCATGAAAATCCGTATCGTAAACACCTGCTACTCAGTCGTTTTCGTCGCACATCACGTAGCCGACGAGCGCGCCGCGTTCGGGTGGGTGGATTTCGATTCCCACACCATTTACATTGACGAAACGTTACCGTCCTACAAGCAGCGCGAAACGCTCTGGCACGAAATCGCGCACTGTCTGTTCGAGGAATACAAGTTTCCCGTCCGCCAGAGCGAGGAAGCGACCGTGACGTGGCTCGGCAAAGCTCTGGCGGACTTCGTGCGCTCGAATCGAAAATTCGTTCGTGACTATCTCACCTGACACAGCCGCGCGGCTTCGGCCCTGGCAGGTAGCCCCCGCCGATAGCCTTCTGCGCAGCCTTCGCAAGTATCGCTCTGCGCTCGACTGCTCGTATACCGGCACCGGCAAGACGTATGTCGCGTGTGCCGTGGCCAAGTCCCTCGGGCTGCCGACCCTGGTGGTTTGCCCGAAAATCGCGCAGACTGCGTGGAAGCAAGTGGCGGCGCATTTCAACGACACGGTTTCTGTTATCAATTATGAACAACTCAGAACAGGAAAAACAGTTTTCGGACGCTGGAATAATCCGCTCCCCGAGCCGCCGCCCCCTCCGGTTTACACTTGCCAATGCTGTCAACAGGTGGTGCAGCTTGCGGCCCCCGTTCCGTGTTACTGTCACCCAGCAGGGATACATTGCATTATCACTCGCGCCTACGAACACAACTACGGGTCGTTTCACTTCGCTCCGCAAGTGGCTGCTGTCATTTTTGACGAGGCCCACCGCTGCTCCGGGCGCAATAGTCTTAACGCAGAACTACTCATTGGCGCAAAGCGCGCTAACAAAATCATCCTGGGACTTACTGCGACGCCAGCTATCGGACCGTTGCAGATGCGTGCCCTGGGATACGTTCTCGGGTTGCACACACTCACGCCACGGTTTGGACTTGGCTTCTACGACTGGCTCCGCACCGTCGGCTGCGGCAAGCTGCCCCACAAGCCCGGATTCTGCTGGACCGTCGGCGCAGCGCGACAGCGCGCCATCATGCGAGACCTCCACGCCCATATTTTCCCTGAGCGCGGAGTGCGAGTCCGCACATCGGAAATACCTAACTTCCCGAGTCGCACCATAATCAGCGAATGTTATGACATCGAAGCCCCCGAGCGCATCGACGCCCTCTATGATTCTATGCGGGATAGTCTCGACCGCTGGAAGGCCGTCGCAGACGCAGACGTTGCCCCAGACAGCCCGCTTACGGCTATACTCCGAGCTAGACAGCGCCTTGAGATTCTCAAAGTCCCACTCGCTCTCGAACTATGCGCCGACTACCTTGATAAGGGATGCTCTGTTGCAATTTTCTGCAATTTTAGCGAGACTATCGACGCTCTCGCAACTCGACTAAAAACCGACTGCATCGTTGACGGACGACCGCAGCATAACAAGCGCGGAATGCGAGACTCGTGCGTGGCGCGGTTCCAGGACAACAGCGCGCGTGTTATACTTGTGAATAATAAAGCCGGAGGAATCTGTATTGGGCTTCAGGACTTGGACGGAGAGCATCCTCGGGCCGGGCTCGTGTTCCCCGACTTCAGCGCGGACGTTATGCGCCAGGTCTTCGGACGGCTGCCGCGCGA